ATTCTATATAGATTTTTCAATCCTTTACGTTCGCCATCTGATATAATATTGGAAATTGTATGAAAATTTAATTTACTAAAATCTTTAGGATGCCAATACTCACCATCAACTTCAATTAGCATATTATAATCGGGAAGATAAAAATCAATCGACGCATGACGTTTACCCAAATCGACAGTATATGGGTGGATATAATTGATTTGTAATTTATCTAATATAGATTTAAATTCCAATTCTGGCTTAGTATCAGTTTTTACAAATGTTTGGGTGTTAATTCTATCAATTGCCTTCAACGACATTTTCTTTTTTGTTTCTATTGAAAAATGTTTCCCAAACATTGCATTGCCTTCTCCAACAGAATTATGCCCCGATATAAAATCTACCTTATATGGATGATATGTTAATAACTTGACTTTTCGTTGACATCCGCATCCACATAAAGTCCGAACACCTTTAAATACATAATCCATTATATAATCCTTTTTATTAATATTATGAATATTTTTTACATGATATCCAAGTAAATTTCCGGATGGAAATGGCTGATTGCATATTAAACAAATTTGATGGTCTTCTTTGTTCGTTGTTTCGAGTCTACCAACATATTCTTTTTGTCGTATCTTGGACGGACGGTATTCTCCAAATTGTGTCGTATAATCATCAGGAGTTGTATTATGAGTATCTCTGAGATGTGTGAACATCCCAACCGAGGAGAATTCTACATTACATAGTTGACATGTTATTTTATTTATTATTCGGTTTGATTTTTCTCGTTTAGGTTGCCGAAATTCTCCATATTTAGTAGCATACTCATCCGACGTTAATTTATGTAAATGTTTTATATGACTCGAAAATGAATATAATGAGAAATCATTGTGGCATATATCACATGTTTTAGTAAGGGGTTTATTTATTACTATTCTTTTTTTATCATTCATATACTAATAAGTATATACGATATGCAAGAAAGAGTCAAGTTATTTTAGTTGATATACTAATAACATATGATATATATCTAGTATATCAACTAAAATAAAAAAGGCTCCCAAATTCATGGGAGCCTTGTGTTTATTGATTAATATTAGACTAAGTTAGTGTCAGACACGTAGATTAGGCCATAAAATTCCGGTCTAACCATTTTTTTGGCGTAGCGAGTCATAACACCACGTCTTGGCGTAAAGTTAATCGGGTCATACACCAAAGGAGTTTGGATGAGCGGAATATACGGTGAGTATACTGCGCCGGTTTCGAGGAAGTTATTTCCACGGAAACCCATGAGGATTAAGTTTTCCTGCATATAAGGGTTCTTATACACTTGGAAACGACTTGCGAAGTTACCAACCTTGGAGACACCCATTGCGAACTTAGCGGAGTCACCATCAGTGTTAACCACGAATCCAGGAATTGATTCCAAGATAGTTGCGACTGCCGGTCCTACGACCATGAAGTTAGCACCACCACGGAGGGTCAACTGATGAATACTGTTCGAGATTTTCTGAATCTTGTTACCAAGAGTCTGATACCACGAAGCCTTGGTGTAGTAACCGAAACCAGCACCAGCGTTAGCAGTCGTTGAGTTATCAACAATGCTGTAGCTATTCGCACCAGTCTTGATGATATCACGGTTGATTTTAGCACTCCAACGTTCTTTGTTGATGTTCGGAGCATTAGTGATTAACATGTCGAGGATTTCGAGGTCGATTTCCATGGACACATATTCCGAGAGCAACGCAGTCAATTCTGCTTCTGCATCGACGCTGTGATAAGCGTTCAAGTCTTGAGCCAATTCAGGAGTCCAAACGGCTTTCAACTTACGGGTCTTAGCAACGATAGGTTCGCTGTTCAACTGGAGGTTGATTTCAGGAATACCGATATCTTGGTTAAGTCCAGTGTCGGTTGAGGTTGATTTAATACCCTTATCTTCGAAGTCGCCACGTGACGTCGGTTGAGGTTGGACAGAGTAGTTAATCGTAACAGTCGTAGCAACACTTGAGCCGCTGACCACGAACACTGCTTCAGGACCATTAACACGGGTAAACCCAGGGTAATAAGTGACGATACCAGAACCACTGATAGTGAATGAACGGACGGCGTTTAAATCAGGAGCGGAACCTGATGCGGTCAATGAGTTGGCTGAGAAGTTAGTAGTCGTATAGGTATACAACGCACCAGCAGCCAAGGATGAAGAGATAGACTGATTAACTGGGTCATTTGCATTACCAGTGTCAAAGTTAATATCGGCGATAGAAGCACTTGCGACAGAACCACCAGTTAAGGAGATTGTCTGGTCGTTGATAGTGTATGCATATCTACCAGGTCCATATAGACCATTAACCGGAGCGTCTGTTGAACCAGACTTGATACCAGTTCCACCGAACAATGACTCATAGTTTGTGCCAGAGTCTTTGGTGAACACGCCGCTGTTAGAACCATATTTGAAGTCCAAATAGAACACAAGCCCTGATGGGAGGTTCATTGGCTGAACAGATACGAATTCCTTGGCTGCGATTTCTGCGAACACACGGCGAACCAACGGCAAAGCTACACCAGCCCATTGTTCGGAGTTTCCAGAAGTTCCAGTTGAGGAAGATTCTTCGATAAGCTGTTTAGCTTGGTTTTCAAGCAATACAGACATATTTGATTTTTCGACTTGGCTCTTGAGACCTTCAAGTAATCCAGTCTTGTCCCACTTGGTCACGAGACCACGGGTTTCTTGCAAAAGACGAGCTTGCGGATTAAGCGCACTGGTCAATAATTGTTTTACATCGTTCATAATTTTTTATTTGTTTTCTAAGTTTACCGTTATTTGTTTACTACCGGCTTGATTCCTGCGAGTTCCATGAATCTTGCCTTGCTTAAAGCCTGTTCAGAAATAATTTCCTTGGTCGGCTTATTGGACACAACGCTGTTATCGAGACCTTCAGTGATAGCTTGAACCTTCGAGGCTGGAATTGATTTCCCAGTTGTCTTTTTGGTAGCTGCACTGAAACTTAGAGCTTCGGTAATACTAGCAAACTGCATTTTGACTTCACGAATATTTTTTGCCAAATCAAACATTTCAACGATACGCAATTTCTGCTCACCATTGATGCTGTTTTCTTTAAATAGCTTATTCGTGTAAAGCAATTTAGCATTCAGCAAGTTGATTTCATTAAGTTCATTTTTAAGATAATTAATAGCATCGGACTGCTCTTTAATTGTCTGTTTAGCTTCGCTCAACTTAGCAGTGGATTCAAAATCTCCACCGGAGTTAGGACGAGCCGCTTTCAAAGCCGGACCAGATGTTCCACCTAGTTTCGGAGTTGATAAATTTGTTGACGTAGCATTTTTTGCTTCGTTTGGACGTTTTGCAGTAGTTGCATCTTTCGCTTCTACTTTGCCTTCCGGAACCCCATTATCAGTCAAGCCACCACTTTCAATTTTAGAACTTGAACTTGCTCCAGAAGCAGGTTTATTGGATGCTCCGGGTTTGCCACCAATACCGGAAGATTTCAACTTAGTGTCTTCTTCGATGGTTTCTTTTTCTTCATCTTCGGCAATTTCTTTCTTTAAAGATTCGAGAAGCTCATCCAAATTGATTTCTTCATCTTCCACACCAGCATTAGGAGCACCGGCAGGAGCAGGAGCCGAAGGAGCACCAGCACCGGCATCACCAACAGGAGCGGACGGTTCAGCACCAGCAGCAGGAGCAACAACAATAACTGGGGCTTGGACAACTGGGGTTCCTTCCGGAGCAGTCGTTCCTTCCGGAGCGGGAGTTGCGACGGCAGGAGCAGGAGCCGAAGGAGCACCAGCAGCAGGAGCAACAACAGGAGCACCGGCAGAACCTTCGATATCAGACTCTAACTCTTTAATCAAGGAGTCAATATCAGATTCACCAACTACATTTTCATCTGATTCTACAGGAGAACCAGCAGATTCTTTTTTAAGTTTTTCAGCGAACAAAGCTTGATATTTTTCATTGAATTGTTCTTCGAGAGCGACCTTAGCATTGGCGAGCGCAGTTTGTCTCACAGCTTTTGCTAAAGCAATTGCTTCGTTAATTTCAGTTTTAGTTGTATTCATAAATTATTTTTTATATTTAATCTGAAGTTATTAGAACCTCAATAAAGAGTTTGAATGTTATATCAACAAAAGATTGTTGTATTATAAAATATAAATATACATAAAAAAACGAAAAACGAAAAAAATCTATATATTTATTGATACATGAATAATAAAAAACTAAAAACTATAATAAAATCAAGGAATTCTCTTGATTTCAATGGGAAAAAAAAGTTGTTAAAAATATTGAAAGAATACAAAAAATCATATAAATCAATCATTTGCGAGAATGAAAATCTAAATTTAAATGTTATTTCTAAAAAATTTAATACCAACTCCGAGTTTAATAGTTATGTGGCTCAACATCGTGGATTGCAATTTTTGCCGCAAGAAAAGCAAGCAGTAACAAATTATACATCGGCAAAACCCGTTGAATTTACAGATTTCATGATAAAATATGAGTCTACCGATGATTTTTCAAACAATAATACTACTATTATTAAAAAATTGAAAGAAGGAAATCAATTTTGTTGGACTGCGTTTTCAAAAAATACGTCATCGGAGAGTTCATCAGGTCAATCACAAGGTCAAGAAAATAATTTACAGGAAGCAGATGAACAGCCCCAACCGGCTCAACCAACTCAACCAACTCAACCAGAAACTCCTAAAATTGACAATTCACTGGAAGTAATTAAAAGTGTTCCATTCGTGGGAGAAACTGACGGTGCGAAGATTTTGTCGGAGTTTTTAATAAAACTTGATATATAAGGTTTTGGATTATATTTATACTCATATGATTGGTGTTATATATAAAATCACAAACAATATAAATGGAAAGATTTACGTTGGTAAAAACGCAACTAATAATCCACTTTATTTTGGGTCTGGAATAATATTGCGAAGTGCAATTAAAAAATATAAAAAGAAAAATTTTAAAAAAGAAATATTAGAGTATTGTAATTCCAACAATCAATTAAATGAGCGAGAGATTTATTGGATAAAGATGTTAAATTCTACAGATAAGAATATAGGATATAATATTTCCGCTGGTGGGAATGGGTCAAATGATGTTAACTTATACCATAAACTTCCATCTGAAATTAAAGATAAAATACGCTCGGCAGTCGCATTATCAAATAAAACAAGAGAAAAATCAATTGGGATTGATAATTTTGGATATAAACAAATAGAAGAGCCTGTAAAACAGTTAATTTTAAAGTTAACTACTAAAATAGGAAGAGATAAGATACACACTTTATTATCGGAGTTTAATTTGGTAAATGTATCGTCTAAGACATTAACCGCAAGAATACATGAGTGGAATGGTAATTTAAAAGGACGATTGAGTAATAGATATAAATTTCCAATAAATAAAATTATTCTACAGTCTAAGTTTGGGACATTGCCAGCATCAATAAACATTTTAAATTCGGTCGCTGACGTTTGGAGTAACGATGTAAACATATCAGAAGAAACCGCAATTAAAATAGCATCTGCACATATATTTTGATATTTATATATTATGATATTACTAAAAGAACTATTGAATTCCGTCGCTACAGAAAATAAATCTGGAATGATAGAAATAGATTCTTGGAGACTTCCAGAAGTAGATTATTTACATAATATGGGATTTATATTTGAAGATGATTTTAAAATGTCAACTCCAAAACCCCCACATATTACAATTTATAAAAAGAAAGATAGCCCAGACGATAAGAAATCCGAAGAAACTTTTCATTTAGAAGAACCCGACAAGAGTGTAAAAACATTTAAAGATTTTAAAGATATGGTATCATTCTTCGATTCTTATGAACAGGAAGAGATTGACAAAAGAAAGTAATAAACCAAATTTCAAATATACTTATTATTATGAGCACACCAAAAAACAACAAGCTATCATTAAAACAAATTGTCGAAAATTTTGATAAAATTTCAACTACAACTGGATTTGATAACGAGCCGAAAAAATTAACGCCGGAGCAGAAAAAGAGATTGATGGAGATGGCTTCTCAATTTGAAAAATTTGGTGAAGTGTTTAAAAATGAAGCCGCTATTTTAGAGTCGACGAAGAACATGACGGAATTATGCGAATTGGCGTCGAATTACGCAATTCACGAGTGCGGAGATTGCTTTCAAACAGACATAATCAAGAAGGACTTTGCCAATGTTAATAAAAGAATCTCAGAACATACTAAGATTGCTAAAGAGTGTTATGCTAAAATGCAACAATTGCGGGTGGCGCACGAGGACATAGGAAATACACTTTCTCGATATTATAATTTGAAAGAATTAGCAGAAAGTATGAACACAATCCCGTCTACCACTACTACAATTGCAGGAACTCCTCAGACTCCACCAGAGATTGGTTCTACTCCAAGCGTGATGTAATATTAGTTTACATCGAAAGTTTGAACTTCATGTCCCATAAATTTTTCAAATTCTAAAGAATTTAAGGGTGTCACCTGTTCTATTTTAACATTTGGGGATTCATTCCATTTCTTTAAATACTCCAATGCATTTTCAAAAGAATTAATATTTTCGTAAAAACACCCAAGCCCTCTATTGCATGAGCGACATAACAATTGACGAACTTTACCATTGGAGTGATTGTGGTCAATATTCATATCATTTTTATTTTTAAATATAGATTTGCATATGAAACATTTACCATTTTGATATAAGAATAATTGTTTTACGTCATTATAGGTCAGCCCATATGAATTTTTAATTCGACATTCATATCCTTTTTTACTCTTGTCATATTTATTTTTTATATTGTTTA